TATATATAGTATCACTTGTTTTTATAGTTTTTTATCTATAGATCTATAAACTTCCACACCTTCGTCTGTTTTTAACCAAGCGGCAAAAGCAGAGTAAGGGTTTTCATCAAAAGGTACACTCATTAGTTTTCTACCATTTGAACCCCATGTAAATGATCTTTGATCACCAGATAACTTAATTATGTTAGCTTCAACTGCTCTTATAGCAAAGTTTCTAAGCTGTACATTTTCATCTTTAGCTAGACTTATAAACAATGATGGGTTGCTTCTAGCAAATAACATTAGATCTCTTCGTAGTTCCTTAGAGCTCATACTGTTTACTTTAGAGCCTATTTCAACTCTTAATATTGCTTCTGCAAAATCTACATCCATTTCTCTAGCAGCGTTTAAAGCGTCTATTTGAAGATCTAATACGTCTAATTCATCTTCAGCGACTGCAACAGCGCTAAATTCTTCATAAACTTTACCTTTTAAAGGGTGATATAAAGATAATAGCTTTTGTAAATTTTGTTTAGATTCATCTACTATCATTTTACCATCTTTAAATACAATATGCCCCATTGTACACTCTCCATTTTGTTCATCTACAAGTGGTGAGTCTTGGTTTGTTGCATATCTTATTTCTCTTTGCTTACCTGACACTTTATCAAAATAAAGCAACGCGTGCTTTTTTGTATGCCTACCAGGTATTGTATAAGTTAAAGGAGTTTTGCTTCCTTTAAGATAATAGATTCTGTCTTTAATTTCCCAACTAGGTTTTGTTGGTTTTTTTGGTGCGGTTTTTACCGCTACCTCTTGAGGTGCAACCTCAACAGTTTTTTCTGCTGTAGCTTTTTTAGCCATAATATAATATAATTAAATAGTTAATAAAAGTAATAATTACCCCTGAAATTACATCAGGGGTAAACATTACCTGTGTGAATGATTAGATTCCTTTGAATAACACAAAGTTGTTAGCAGCTTGAGTTACTAAACATCTTTCTGATAGGAAGTTTACTTCCATAGCATCAAGAGTTGAAGTAAATGCACCACCAGCAGAACCAGTTAACCAAGACTTCATACGTCTGTCATCAGCCTGTGAAGCTCTATAACGAACGTGTAAGAAAGGTCTACGGATATTAGTTCCTAGAATTTGATCATATACTGTAGAAGTTCCTGCAGGGATTAATACACCTTCAATTGAATTAATACCATTAATAGCACCACGTGTAGAAGCGTCATTTAAGTATTTCCAATCAGTTTTGTAAAAGTCATAAGAACCTCTTCTAAATCCTGAGAACCCAAGATTTAAAGCCATTTCTTCTGAATTTTCAAATAAACCAAAAGCAGTTCCTCCAGCGAATCCACCAGAGATGCTAGCTAGCATATCATCAAAATCTAAAGCAGTTTGGCGATTTAAGAAAAGCATGTTTTCTTCAATAGCTCCTTGAGTATCTAAGTTTTTAAGAATTGCATCAAATTCGTCAAGTCCAGCAGCAGCAGTAAATCCTACTTCTACGTTTCCACGAGTTTCAATAGCAGAAAATAAACCTTCAGTTCCTGGTACAGCAGTTGCAGCAGGTAGTAATCCACCGCCTTGGTTGTATACACCTTCTACCATAGCCATTTCTAAATGATCTTCAAAACGTAATCTTGTTTCAGATTCAGCTTTTAAATACCATAAGTATCCAGATGTTCCGTCTTCAGTTGCAACTTCTACCCATCCAATTTGAGCCATATCGGATCCGTTTATTACAAACTGATCTCTAATGATTATTGGTGAATTAGAATATTGTGTGAAAGAAGGATCTACAGAAACTCTTGATCCATTAAGAGGCTGTACTCCAGCACCTCCAGCAGCGCCAATAGTAGAACCTTTAGCATAAGCAGATCCGTAAACGAATAACTTAACTTCTGTTCCAGCAGCAATTCCACCTACTGGCATAAATCCAGCAGCAAAAAGTCCAACAGCACTGTCAAAAGGAACTACATCAATAGTACCAGCTCCAGCAGTTGTATCACTTCCTGTAACTAAACACTTAGCTTCAGCCCCTGTTGCAGGGTTTAATAATACAACTGTATCATTTACAGACACTACATTGTTTACATTAGCAGCTAATGTAATTTTATTTGATGCACCTACCCCAGAGCCATCTGCTCCAATAGCAAATCCTTGGTAAGATATGTGTAATCTATTTTGTTCAGACCAAATTACTTGATCAGATGTCATTGGCATTTCAGCGCCAACCATTCTTAAGAAGCCAGATAACGTTCTGTTTCCATAACGCTCTACTTCAGCTTCGTATATCTCAGGGAGATATTGTTGAGCAAAATCATTTGCTCCCGCACCAGCGGTGTTAAATTGTAGGTAGTTATTTGGAAGCAATTGTTGATTTTGCGACGGTATTAAACTACCAAATTGAGGAGTTAAACTCATAATTGTTTGTTTTTTTAGTTAAATGTTCTTTTTTTAATTTTAAGCTTTGTAGAATCAGCGCCTGAAATTGCTTTAACTTTTAATCCATTTATAAACACTTCTCCTTGAGTAGATCTAGCTTTAGTCCCACTTAAGTTTTTTGAACTGTTTACAACATCTTTTACAGCGTCAGCTTTTCCTTGCTCATAAAAATGAGCGGCAATCTTATCTACATTTTCAGCGGCATACATAGCTTTGTGATAACCTTTCGTATCTGTAACATTACCTTCTGTGTCAAGGAACTTCCCGACAAGGTTGTTAATATTTGATTGGTTTTCTGCAACTTTATCACGATTTTGAATATTGTACTTATAGTTTTTTTCGCCAACTTTAATATCGAAACCTTCGAAATCATTGCTAAAAAGATTTTTAGTACTTTCTTGAAATTGTGCATGTTGTTGCTCAGCCTGTTCTTGCTGCTTGTTATATCGGTTAAAAAAGTCCATAGCTTTTTGTTGGTCTTGAGTAACGCCCGGTCTCAACTTGATTTCGTCGTAATACTTACTCTTAGTTTCCTCTAAATAGCTTTTGGCTTTTGCAACTTCTTCTTTAAACGCAATTTTCTTTTTGCGCATATCTTTTTCCTCATCAACGTCTTCGTCATAAACAAAGTCTTCTAAAATGAGATCTATATCTTCGCCTTCTAAATAAGGCTTTTCTTTTTTGTAATATTCTTTTAACAATGTAACATCATCCACCTTTGAGTAATCAGCATTAAGTCTTGCATAGTCCTCTATTGTCCCGCCCGTATCTTCCATAAAAGAAACAAGTTTTTCAATGTTTTCTGGTAACTGTTTGCCTAATACTTTTTCGTCTCTTAAAGCTTCTTTAACTTCTGCTTCAACTTTTTTTACTTCGACTTCTTTGATTGGAGAAAACCCTTCAACATCCTTGTCGGACTCTTGTATAGGTTCTCCCACCTCTGCGCTATCTCCGGATGATTCTTCCACAGATACCTTCTCTGTTTCTCCGATTTGAATGGCATCTTCTTCTTCTTGTTTAGGTATTACTACTTTAGTTACTTCAGGCTCTGTTTTAATTAAAGGTTCTTTTATGTTAACTTTAATTGGCTCATTGCTTTGTTGTGTTAATTTTTTTGGAGTTTTCTTTTTAATTTTAAACTCACCTTCCTGTTTAACAGGTTCATTTGTTTTTACTTCTGACATAATATAATATAATTAAATAGTTAATGCTTTCTACATGAAAGCTTGCATACCTTGCTCAGGCTGACTTTCAAAATCTATTGGCAAGCCATCATTTTTTCTTTGGCTTATCAATTCACTTTGCTGTGTAGCTTCCATTTTGCTACGATTATCTTTACGATCTTCAATTGCCCCTTCTTTTTGTTGGGTCGTTTGAACATCTAATTGTTTAAGTTGCATATCGTATTGAAACTTTGTTTGCATTTTTTGCGCTTCTAATTGAGCTGCTATTTCCATACGCTGTATTTCCATTTGGTTTTTTGATTGCTCAAATTGAACATTAGCTCCCATTATGGCTTCTTGTTTTTGCACTTCAGCCATTGCTGTTTTTTCTGCTGTATCCGCTTGAGCTTGTCCTTGAGCCGCAATGTTAGCTTGTTGGTTTGCCTGGTCTTGTTTAGCTTTTGCTTTACGCTTTATTTTAAGCATTTGATTTGCTAACTTAAGATTTTTTATTTGTCTTAAATCTATAGCGTCTTCTAAGTTTAAACTACCTTGTTGTAATGAAACTTGTATATTTGCCTCAAGTTGAGCTAGCTCTTCATCGTCTGGCTCCAGCTCTAGGAATATACCAAAGTCATGCAGGTTTAAATTACTAACTTCATCTAAGGTTTCTGTGTTAAACGTTGATATAGATTTTTGCAATGCGCTTCTTGTAAGCGGAAATTCCAGAGCATCTGATATTTTAAGAGCAATGTTTTCAGCCAGTTTAAGAGTTAAATAAAGGCTAGACTGATTAATATGTCTAGTAGCAACATTAGACGCGTTAGCGGCCATCTTCTGCAATCCTACAAGTGAATTTTTATCCATCGCAGTTCCATCTCTCGCTTCATTTAGCCCCGTTACATCACGTATCATTTGTAAATAATATTGATACGTTTGTATAAGTGCTGCAATTTTAGCTTGGCCGCTTGAACTATTAAGTTCTTGGATAGGTACTTTACCAGCATTCATATCACCGTCTTGTGTAAGTGATCTGCCCACAATAGAACCTGTTTGGAAATACATATTAAGCGCTTCCGCAGGATTGTAGTTTGTGCCATTACCTAAATCAACTTCTGCTAGCCCGTCCATATCTAAGTATACACCGTCTGGCACCATACGAGATAAAACTTGCTGCAGCTTTAAATGAGTTAATTGAATCATATCAGCAAAACCAATACATTTGCTTACAATAGATTCAATTCTTCCTTTGTACATTCTAGGTGCACATATAGCATAATTCATTTCAACCTTAGTTGTGTCTGCTTTAGGTCTTGACATGTTTTCTGCTAATCCCCATTTTAGCATATCATTATTGCCTAATACTTTTGCTCCTGTGTATAACACTTCAATAGACCTTGATACTCTTTCAAAGTTGTCATTTTCAGGCGGATTAAATGTGTCTGGCTTTTCTAAAGCTTTCATTAACCCTTGCTCTGTTTGTTTTATTTTGAATACTTGATTGTGATATGTTTTGTATTCAAAATATAAAACTTGCACAGTGTTTTTATCGTAACCACCCCAGCCTGTTACGTATTGGCTATTGCCTGGCATTTTTTGAATTCTTTCAAGCTCTTCTGCTGAAATATTAGGAAATTCTTTTTTAAGTTCTGGTATTGTTATAGATTTTACTTCGCCTACATAATATACGTCGTCAAAATTTGGGTCTTCAGTATAAGAATAAACAACATAAGCTGGATCAACATAATCAACAGTTAACCCTTCTGCCGTATTAAACCCTGTTTTAGCACAAGCAATTCCTAAAACCGTTAAATCCATATTCAATCTTTTTCTAGTAAGATCGTATTTGTTTTGAGCAAGCACAGATGATATAGCTTCTTCTTCTGCTATTTCAACTGACTGCTTATAGCTTAATTGCATATGTAGCTCAAGCTCTTCTTTAGATTCCGGTATTGTATTAATATTAGGTGTTTGGTATAAATCAATCCCTAATGTTTGTTTTAAGCTGTCTAAATATTCTTTAGCAACCATATCCTCGTAAAGCGCGGAAGCATAATTCGTTCTTTTCTTTATTGATTGAGGGTCTTGTGCATATGCTTTTATATCATATGACTTACCTGAAATACCATTAACTACTATATCTACAAATTTAGATAATATAGGCACAGGTTTCCAATCTAAGTTTAAATAAGATAAATCGCCATTAATTGACAGCTCATCTTTATACTTTTGTATTGATTG